CGGCCAGTCGATTCGATAAGTTATGACCCCGCCATAGAATTTATAGACCGGATAAAAAATATGTGACCTGCTTGTCTTGTGTCATGGGCGAAACATTTACAAGGGAAGAAATGAAGCGCGATAAATTCATCACAAGGCCGATCCTGCTACGCACCGAGGCTCAGCGCGACATTATCCGGCGATTGGCAGAAAGCCTTCCATGCGATGCAGACAAGCCTCTGGAAGTCGTTTTCCGTGAGCAGGTAAAGGCGCGCAAGCTAGACCAAAATGCGCTGATGTGGGTCGGGCCGCTGAAAGACCTGCAAGAGCAATGCTACGTCAACTGGCGCAAATACAGCGCCGCAGTGTGGCATGAGCACATGAAATCGTTATACCTGCCAGAAGAATTCGATGCCGAGCTATGCAAGAACGAAAGCTATTTGAAATGGGATTTCAGTCCATCCGGTGAGCGCGTCCTGGTCGGCAGCACGACCGAATTAACGATCAAGGGTATGTCGCAATATCTGGAGCAGATTTACGCATTCGGGGCAAATCACGGCGTCGAGTTTTCGGCAAATAATAAGTATTGAAATAAATCAATTTCCCATTGCAAAATTGCGTAAGGGAAAATAAAATAGTGGCTCAAACAACAAATAAGGGGAAGAAATGATCATCAAAATCTTGGCCGTATGGGGAATGATTTCGACCGCATGCGCATGCGTATGCATTGCCATTTGCAGGATTAACGGCGTGACGGAGAATATCGATGAGTAACCAAAATGTACTGCTGCAAGATGATGCATTCGCGCCGGCAGCACCCGATACGCTAGAGCATTTGCCATCTTTTCATTGCATGGTTATGGCCTGCACAGCACTGATGATCGGTAAAGCGCCAATGATTATACTGCGCGATATCCTGTCTGCATACCGGCGTGGATATCGCGGACTGCCGACGTATCACGAGCTGGCTGCGATGGTGGATAGGTCAGATCGCCGTGAATTGCAGGCAGAAGGCAAGCACCCGGTGCCATGCGCACGCTTCTGCGAGTCGAATGCTTATGAGATTGAATTGCGTAGGCTTAAGTCGAAGCTTGCTGAGGCCAGCAAGGATACGGAGCGACTGAAAGTGCGACTCATTACATTTGCGGATGCTGAATACGTGCGAGGAATCCGTATTGCACAACAAACTGAAACATTGGGATGGGATCAGAAAGCAAAAACCGGACAGTTCTCGCAAAAAGAATACGACTCCCATAAAGCCATGAATGAAGCATTCGGCGCTCACAAAGGGATATATGCCGCCATGAAAGGACAATCAGAATGACCAAGATAATTACGTTTGATCCGGCTGTTTATCGGCTGGTGCCGCTTGATATCGCACAGAAAATAAGTCATGCATTGCATTGTGCTGACGTATTAATCGATGCAGTACCAACTAGACTGCAAGAATCTTCGAATGAGCAACTTGCAAATATTGGCGATCTTGTCAACAACAAAGGCGTTTATCAAATAGTCGCTACTGCGAAAAAGGAATTTTACGATTTCCTCGCTTCTGCGCCCGACACCCTGCCCGGAGTGGTGGAACACAGCGGGGAGCCGGTGGCATGGTGCCGACGGGATACCGTTATCGAATGGAAAGACCAATTGTTTAATATAACCAATATGTTTCCATCAAAGTTTGGCCTAAAAGACCCATTGCCACTATTCACCCACCCGCCAGCACAGCCAGATACCGCCGCACTGCAGGCGTGGATTGCAGAGCTAGAGGCAGCATTACATCGTGCTGAAACGGTTATTTACATGCCGCAAAAGGAATCTAAATGAGTTTCGATACCGACCCAAGAGAAGAGCAAGACGCCGAGATGTATGCGGCATTCGCAGCAAAAGACAAGCGCATCGCGGAACTGGAAGCGCATATCCTACAAAAAGCACAGTCGGATAAATTGGACCGGTTATGTGATGTTAATCCTGCAATTGCCGCGATACGTGATGCAGCGCAGGCTGGGCAGGAGCAAGTAGCGGCATACGCCTATGAAATTATAGACCGCGACGAAAGCGGTGGTCCTGGCGGGACGAAGCTCTGTTACGCAGCGTGGATTGATCGATACCAACGAGCGACGCCGGAAGATATTGTCCGCAAGCTCTACGCCGCCCCACCAGCGCCAGTCAACGTGCTTGCCACCGCGCAGGCTGCGATTGAGGCGGCAATAGAGTGTGTTCCTGCTGGCAGTTGGATTAGAGACGAAATCCGCGCCATCCTGGCCGCGCAATCGACAGATGCAGGGAACGTGCTGAAGAAGATCAAGCCATTTTGCGCGGACTGTGGCAAGCGCAATTTTGAAGGGGCAATACATACTTGCACGCCACCGATAGCTGAGGCTGCGCGGGATGAAGGCGCATCGCATGTGCCAGTGGGATACAAAAGCTTATATGCCGCTGCGACATGCACATACTGCGGATTGAGTCAGAACGATGTCAAGCGGGATGATGTGGCGGTGGATGCGGCCGTGCGATTTGCCGGAATGGTGTTGTCGGCACACCGGAATGACGGGTACCCAGGCGACATTGACGGCGCGGATTTGGAGAGAATGGCAATGGAGTGTGGCATGACCGAAAAGAAAACAGTCATGGAGCGATGTGGAGAAACATGCTCTTGCGCAGAGTTTGACGCGGCATTTCCTACCGAATGCCTGTTCGAGTGTGGTAAGTGCGGTCGATGGAATACGCCGCAGGAACTCAGCGGGGAATTTGTCGAATTTACCGGGACCACGGCGCACGGCAAAAAAAAGGCCGTGCGCATGCCGGTGTGCAATGACTGCGCGAAAAAGGATGTGCCATGACCGCACTATTTGCGCTGATAGTCTGCCTGCACTATCACGCGCCGTTTTACGTGTTTGTCATCGGCGCGTTGTGCTTGATGCTTGGCTAGGCCACGCCCTTGCCCTTTTCCCAGGATCGCATACCACCAAGACCGAGCAATCCAAGCAATACCTGCAAGGTGATGGTGGTATCGATCGCAGGGAATGTGCCAGCGTAGTGATAGATGACCATCGCAACAAACCGCGCTACAGGCTCCATAATCGCAGCATAAGCCAATGCAATCCCGCATATCCAAATAATGAACGGACGGCCACCACTGACGAATAAGCGCGGATTTGCGGCTTCTACCGCATTCACGCCGATCTGACCTTGCGCAAGCTGGAATGCCTGGTCCAATTCCTTAAATTCGCCGGCCTGTTCCGCCTTGAATAACTCCAGTTTTGCAGCGTCGCGTTCGGCTGGATTCGGCCAGATGCGATCAATCAGCTTGCCACCAAAGTCAAGAACAGAGCTTATGCCTGTAATGTCCATCACCCCTCCCGCATCATCGTGATCAAACGCTGTGCGCGCGCGCCGGTTTGTTTTGCCCATGCCGACGCCAGCATGCCGTCGGCGGCATCGTTGTATCTTCCGACCTGCATCGCTGTCAATGTATTCTTGAATTGCGCTAGTTTCGTGATGCCTAAATTAAAACAAAGATTCGCTAAAACTTGCTGCCGTTTGTCGCTCATCTGTTTCCACCATGGGAAAAGATTGTCGAGTTGCGTGACGATCTTGTCGATATCATTCCCGTTCAGATATTCGAGTTCATCTTTACTGATGCCGACGCCATTCAAGTTCCTGCCGCGGCCGATGGTGATGTTGCCCTTAATGGTATCGCCAGGCCTCAACTCCTTGCCGGTCGCGTCATCATATGGTTTGAACCGATCGCATTCATCGATTGCGAGTTGCGTCTTTAGTGCTTGAATATTCATGTTTCCTCCGAAGTCCATTTTTCCACTCCGCCATGTCTTGAGCATGTGCCGCTGCGGTGCCTGCTGTAGCTCAGTGTTTTGTCCCTGCATGTCGCCGTGACAAATGGCTGTGCCGGCTTGGCCTTTATTTCAATGTCATAGGCCATGGCGAAATATAGAAATCCACTCAAGCATAATGCCAGCAGCAGATAAAAAAGCCAGTGCTTCACGCCTTATCCTGCTTTGTCGAAATTGCGCCCATGATCTCCATTCTGTCGCTGCGCATTTCCTGCTTGATTTCATTGAGCATCAGCCGATTATCTTCCTTGAATTCTTTGATAATCACATGGACATCATCTTTCATCACGTATTTTTCTGCCACTTTAATGACCAGCGAATGATGCCCGTCATGCAGTCGCCACAGCCACGCACTGACGGCTGTGACGGCGATCCCGAGGAACCAGATGAAATACTGCACTGGTATTTTTTCGTCCATATCAATATCAATTCAAAAGATAGGCACTGACGGACAACACCATGTTCGGCGTTGATGCGCCGATGAGTTGCATCCGCCATGTGGACGGCAAGATATCGGAAGCAGATCCGTTTGTAATCGAATTAATACCCGGATAAATTTTCAGAATCGTGATGCCTGTTGCGCTGATGGCAGGGCCGACCAAGACATCATAGTAAGCGCCAGAGATTGGATCCTTAGCCTGGATGTGCGGCGTATAGCTGCCGCTGGTAGCCGTCGTCACATTCACCATGACATGAGCGCCGCGATAGCCGAAATTTCCCATGTCGATCGAATTGACCGTGGTAGCCGTCCTGGCCTCGGATCGCAAGACGGGAATTGAGGCATTCGGCGTTTGTGCGATTGCAAATGACCAGGCAAACGCTAGCAGCAATAAAAGATATTTCATCACAGTCTCCATGTGTTTCATGGGTTTTTGATTAATATGCCAGACGATCCAACCGAGACATCGATCCCGGCCGTGCTGACAGATCCGATTTTAAATGCAAGGGTTTGTTTTTCAGCAATAACAACGCCGGTAGTCACCGTAATTGTTGGATTACTCCCGTTCGGAATAGTTAAAGGCAATCCCTGAAATTTTGTTCCTCCCGGTAGAATAATATCGACAATAGTTGTTACGGTTGAATTTGGATTTCCTGATTTATTTCCCATTAAAAAGAAATTTTCCAGCACCAAAGTATAGCCGGCTGGCACTGTAAAGCGGCCGTGCCGAGATGCTCCCGCCCCGGCAAATATATAGCCCTGCGAACTGCCAGCGCTCGTAACGCGTATCGTGATATTCCCGGCATTCACATTGCTGCTGCCGGTCGTAATGCAGGTTGCATTGTTGATGACGAGGTAGGATTTGATCAATGCGACGACGGATGTGCCATTCGGCACGACGACCTCGCTGATCTGGTCGTAATTGGCATCCAATCCTTGCGTCAGCACCGATCGGCATCCCGTCCCGGCCGCCGCATCATTTACGCTCGATGACAGCAATTCCATCGTGCTGACCACCGTCAGCGTGGTCCATGCCGTCGCAAGCTCCCATGCATTCACGTTACTGACCGCGCCATCCGTATTCGGGGAGTAGCCAAAAGCCGTCACCAGGCTCGCGTTGGGCACAAGTCCGGTAGCGACATCGACGATGTAATCGGAGATGGATCGTCGATCCAGCGCATTGAAATTATTGCCTGCATTGGCTGATACGCTACCGATCAGTAATGCAATACCAATAATCTGCGTTAATAGTTTTTTCATATTTTCCTTTTCTGCCCCGCAGTCAAGCGGGTGATTCGGTAATCAATTAGAGTGATGGGGACTCTATAGCGGCCATTCGCACTCGAACCGACTGTAGTTCTGCGACGATATTTGCAATCACCTCCGCACTAGATGCCTGCATTGTCTGCAGTCTCATACTTCCGTCTTCATTGATCGCATCCTTTTCACCTACTACGCTTGACGGGGAAGCCGCTTGGAACTCATGCGCGATAAATCCTACACCTCTACTGCCGTCCGTTACCCAATTCCACGTTTTCGGCTTCAGAGAATCAATGAATGCGCCAGAATCAATCAGAGGGATTGGGTTCAGTTTGAGTCTGTAATCGGATGTGGTGTTGTATTGAGTTCCCGTAGTACTGGTCGTAATCGTTCCAACTACTGTGCCGTTGTATTGGTAGTACGATTGACCTTTACCTGTTCCGTTATAGGAATTGTTTGAAATCATGATTGGCGAGTACGCACCGTCCTGCGCTAATGTAAGGCCATTAATCCCACCGACACCGCCTGAGGGTGATGCCGTGGTATTGAATAAGAAATTACCTGCGGAATCAAAGCGCGCCCTAAAAGCGGCATCAGTCGTTGCATTGTTGGGTGATGTGAGGAAATCTATATTCCCACCAGCAGCATTCGCGTTCGTTCCAGCTCTGGTTACCTCCATTCGCGCCAAATCAAAATTAGTTAGTCCAACGTTTGTCCCGCCGGGGCCGCGCCAACGCAATTTCCCGTAAGGTGCGCCATCAGTATTGGTTGCTAGTTTCGTTTGCAGTAGCACATCCTGCGCAACTGAAGGATTTGTGAACCGTTGATCAGACCCCACTGTGACACCAGTTAATCCCCGCGCACCTTGCACAATCATCGAGCCCTCGTTCGGCTCAAATGAAAGCGACTCGATACTTCCATTGAACACCTGAATTGCACCCGTAGTCGTTCCAAGTGTGCATGCAGCGCTAGTTTCCAGCCTGATTGTTCCGTGCAATCGCGCAGGCACTGCTCCTTGATGCTCCCACAGCACAGTTGTTGCATCACCAAATACCATTACATTGAATGGCGTGCTGTAGATTTGCGGATCACCAACACCGGCCTGACTTACTTTTACGCAGCGTTCTGTTCCTTTGATTTCCCCAAGGCAGCCAGGACCTAAGCCCGAGCCGTTATAGCTGCTGTTGCCGTAGAATTCCAACCAGTACTGTACATCGTAGCCAAACCAGCAGTTGCCGAGAACATTGAACTCGGCAAATCCGCCGCCGCTGGTCGTCATGCGAACTGCTGATTTCACCTTATCAAACGAAACATAATCAATATTCAGCCCGCCAGTATTTTCAAGCTCGATGCATATGCCATTGGCTTCCGATAGGTGTTCCATATGGAACCCGCGCCATTGGCGGAAGAATGCGCCCGGGGAACCACCGACAACCTTTAGCAGTGGGGATGCGGCAGGGAATCCAGCAAGTGCCTTGATATGTACAGAGTTTGTACCGTCACCTACGATTTCTGGAACCATGAAATCAGATGTTGAAATATTACAAAATACTGTATTGCTCAGCCCGTAACTGCCCATTGGAATTTTTAGCCTGCGCTTATTGCGCGTGTTATACGTCCCAGCCGCCCACAAGAACGCGGCATTCCAAGCGCCCGTCACGTCTGGAAATCCATTTGCGAGCGCAGAATCCTTCTGTGCTTGTGACATAAAATCCGTGACGCTCGCAGTTTCTGAGAATTTGTCTGCTATCGTTCGAATTACAGCACCTACTGCATTACGAATCCATCCCACCAGCCCCGCACCATCCGGTCCGGCAAGATCGGCCCCTATTGGATCAGCGCGGCGCGTCCGTACCATTGATCCATCGGACCTCTTGAGCGTCAAATCATAGCTGCCGGCCGTCAGATACAGCGGCGCAGGCAATTCACCGCGCGCATTCATCGCGATGTATTGGCCGCCTGCGCCATCTGCCGTGTAAGTATGGGGTATCGAGCCGGCCGCATCGGTGTAGGCGGTTTTTTGTGTTGTCGTACCATACACATACGTGTAGAGCCTGAATCCGACACCCAGCTCGCCGAGGTCGGTGAATTCCTGGACGTTCCACACGCCTGATAATGATGCCATTATTTATTCCCTGTTGTTGTTGCTGCGGTGGATGGCGTAATGCGAGCGGCGTGCATCAGCAATTGCATTAGTGCGTTTGGTGCTCTGCGCTGGCCTTGTTGCGCCGCCGTTCTAGCCGCTTGGGCGGCATTTGAATCAAGCACCGCCTGTGCCAGTGCCTGCTGAATCTTCGGCTCAGCTACGCCGCCATACAGCAGGTTAAGCGGCTTGCCGATGGCGGTATTGGCTAATACACTTTCAGCCCATGATGCCGGCAGGCCGGTTGCGCCGACGATCTGACGCAACACGTTCTGCGATGCCATGCGCTGTGCGGTTGCTGATCCTGGTCCATTGCCTGCGGTTGCGACTGCTGCCGCCCGATCAGTTTCACTGGCGACATTGCGCAGTAGATTCATTTGATCCGGGCTGAGAATATTTTCCAACTCGTTGCCCAATCCTTTGCGCCCGGTCGCCTGCTCGATCAGACGCGGCTCATCGCGCAAGATGCCGAGCAAGGCATTCGCCTGCATTCGTGGATTGCCGGCCAGGTCGCTGGTATTCGATGTTGACTTACGTGCGATGTGCTCGCCGATGTCCATCGCGTTAATTGGTTTGGATGCCTGTGCATAGCTGGTGCGCGCCGTCTTGAACTCAGGATTGGCGCGCTCCATCCAGTCGAGTATCTGGCCGCGTAGATTTTTGACCGTGTCGCCTGCTTTGCCAGTGAATCCAGACGCTGGATCGGTCAGCATCTCGTCCATCGCCATCTTCAGATCTTGCAGGCCTTGTCCGGTTACCTGCCTGCTTGATTGTCCACTGACGCCAACACCTGACATTGGGCTAAATGGCTGAACGTTAAATGAAAATGGCCGGCCCTGATTCGCCGCCAGCGACTTGGCGCGCTCGACTGCCTGCTTGACTGCCGGCCGACTAAGTAAGTCCGATAATTCTTTATCAACTGTGTAATTAGCATTGGTCGCCTGCTGGTACAAGTCGGAACTTGCCGCCTTGCGCGCCGCTTCCGCCGCGCCGCGCTGTGTACTGTCGCCAGCCAATGATTGCAGTGCATTGACGCGTGCCGCATTGTTATCGGCCAGCCGCTGCCCGATCCGATTCGCTATCTGTGGATCGACTGAGCGCAATGCGTCTTGTAGCCGAGCAAGTCCGGCATCGCCGGTCTGTTCTGCCAGTGTCGGCAATGCGCCGGTAACGGTCGGCGCATTTGTTGCGCCAGCAATGCTGGCTGGATTCAGCGCGAAGCGGTCTATCATGCGCCCTGCAATGCGCTTAATCCCCTCTGGATAAAATGGCTCAGAAAGTGCCTTCGCGCCTTGAGCCACACCAGATATCGTGCGCGCAGCCGCCACTCCGCCAGCACCCGCCGCGCCGCCCATTGCCGCATTCGATAGCGTTTCTTTTGTACTAATCGACGGCTGGATCAGCCCTTGCGCTGCACCGATGGCTGCCGCGCCGCGCAAAGTCGCTGCGCCAGGGATTGCGATAGTCGGCAATGCTATCGCCAGATTTCCGGCGAAATTCCCGGCCTGACCCGCACCGGTGCGCATCAATGGCTCATCGCGCTTGCGCGCTTCCGCCACGTCGTCACGGCTGGTTAATCCAAGGTATTGGCCGATACCGCGCCCCGTATCCGCAAATGCCTTGCCTGCACCAGCCAGAGCACGGGTCGTCGTTTCGCCGATGTTGATGCCGGTATCGAAGTTCTGGCCGAATGGATTCAGTACCTGCAGCGTGTTACCGCCCGCCGATGGGTCGATGGCTTGTGATTGCGAACTCATGCGCCGCACTTCCGCTGCTAATGTCTTGGCCCCGGCCGTATCGCCGGCAGCATTCGCCTTGATGAGTGCCGCGCTCAATTGGTCAATGGTCGCCATTTATTGTCCGTATTTTTTTAGCAAAAATTCGATTTCTGGCGCGTGCTGACTCGATGATGGCACCTGAATTTTCGCGTTTGATCCAGCACTTCTGATAAATCCGTCGATTGAAGTTTTGCGATTAGCGGCCTTCTGCTCAATCACGCCCTTAGAATCCCCTGGCTGCGGGAAATATTGTTTTGCCGCATTCGAAAATTCGCCGCTACTGATCGCTGCGCCGGATTCCTGTCGCAGCAATGCATTGATGAAATCTCGCTGCGCTTGCTCGACCTTCTGGCTGTTTTCGCTCAGCGCTATGTTTGCGCCTGCTTCCAGTGCTCCGCCGACGCCCCACACATTGCCTAACCCTTGTTTTAGGCTGATTGCGCCAGGACTATAATTGCCAGTCAAATCCTTAAGAATCTTGTCTGCCTTCATAGCCCTGTCGCCGAATGCCGCAGACTTACCCTGAAATTCGGTCAGGGGCTTATTGCTCCCACTTGGATCGGCAGGCCCGCCAGGAATGAACGACATGCTACCGTCAGGATTGGCACGGTAGCCTGCCGGAACTTTCCCCGCCGCCTGTGTTACGCCAAAATGCCGCTCAGACTGCGCGCGCCCTGCTGCCGCAGTCTGAGCGCCGATATCCTGCCCGCGCTGAGTGGCTGCAACAGTCGCAGCAGCGCGCGAGTTCTCGGCTTCTGCCTTGTAGCGATCCAAGACCGGAATCGCATTCTGTGTCGCCGCCTGCTTGAATGCTTCCACCGACGGATATTGATTGGCCTTTTGCAGCATTGCATCACGCTGATCCGCTGGAAAAATGCCTTTGGCGATACCTTGATCGAGATATGTCACAATATCTTGCGGCGTTCGAATGCCAGCGATATCCTGCGCATGTTGCGCGACTGTTGCAAACTTGGTTTCTTGTTCCGTTTTGGCTGTTGTTGCGCCGAAATTCTGCGCATGAGCTTTGGACAATTCAATATCTGACTGCGTCTTTTGCTGTCCAAGCAATTGCGTCTGCAACGCTTGGGCAGCTTTATAGTTGCCGCCTGCCTGTAGCGCCTGCATCAACTTGTTCTGATCGCCACCCGATTGTTGATAGGCAGATCGCATGGCACGGTCATCGGCCGCAGTCTGACGCGCCGCAGCCATTTTGAGCTGGTTTTCTTCCTGCGCATCGAGATCTGCCGAATAATCGGCCATTGATCGCACAGGCTTCAGATATTGCTGGAAAATATTTGGGTCAGCAGCCATATTTAACCTAAAGAACTGTTTAGTCGAGCCATTTCAGAATCATAGCCGCCACTATTGCTGTTTGGCGTGCTAGCCCATTTTTGTCCAATCGCACCCAATTGATTTGCAGTATTGCCCCAGATGTTGCCCTGCGCGAGTTGTCCCGCTGCCGCAGCATTGCCCTGACTGCCGATCAGGCCGCTGATATTGCCTGCGGCGGTCGCTCCCGCTGCCGCACTGCTGCCGGTCGCGGATTGGCCGATGCCGGCCAGCGCGGCGAGCCGGTTTAGTCGATCCTGCCGGCGCTGATAGGCGGCGTTGTAGCCGGTGGTCGCGTAGTTGGTGCCATATTCGGATGCAGCCTTTAGCGCCGCGCCCGATACCCGGCCACCGGCCGCCGCCGCCTTGCGATCGAGCGCCTGCTGACCCTGTTGCAGGCCGAATTGATAGCCCGGCTCTGCCATCGCGTCTGCGGCCGTGACAGGACGATTCATTTCGGATTCCAGCCCGCCGAGTGCGCGGGTTCCGGCTTCCCGATAAGGTGTGTAATCGCCGCGCGTCAGATCATACTGACGCCGCTGTTCGGCGATCCCGGATGCGGTCGAAGCGGCTTGCGTGTCCGCCGCGTTACTGGCCGAATCCGAAGCCATTGCGCCTCCAACTAGCGTGGCTCCGGCTACTGCAACATATCCCCAAGTCATTCAATCATCCCCTGTTCCAGCGCCGCATACGTGGGCGCTATCACGTGCTCTTCGATTTTTTCCATATCAGTTTCTTCGGTCGGGTGATAGGTGGTCCAGATAGTCTCTTCTTGGGCGACCACTACACGCTTAGTGCCGGGTTGCGACACAAACGTCACGGGCCCGATAATTTCATCTTTGCCGAATTCCGTAACCACCCAAACTCTTCCCTTCGAAATCGTGTTGACATGCGCATGACGATGGATTTTGCCGATGATGATGCCGCCCTTTGGGATCGTCATTTGTCGTGCGTATAATCCCGGCGCGAAAATATGCTCCACCGGAAAATCAGGCTCCCATGGCTGTATAAATTCGGCGTGCATCAATGACTGGAAATCCAGAATCTGCGCACGGCTCGCCCCATTCGCCATGCGTTCAATTGCGCCGTGAATGGTGGCTAGATCGCTCATCCTGAAACCCCTACTTCGCCCTCGCCCGTGATCGTCAATGCTGTTGCCGTGCCTGATCCGCCAACCAAGAAATCGGCAGCATCCAAGCGCAGCGCGCCGTAATAATCAAATTCAGAATTGGCCGGCACTGAACGCGCCGTACCGAGCACCTCTGTACCCGCTGCATTGGCCCCGGTCGCGCCTAGCCAAGTGGAAAATGTGGCCGCCGCATTGGTCTTGTTTGTGATACGCACGTGATTCAGCACGATATATTGCGCCGATGATCCTGCATTGACACCGCCCGATGCCGCCGCGGGATTCAGCAGATTGGTCGTCAACGTGGTGGTCAGCGCCACCGGGCCGAAGCGGAATTTTTTATTGCTAGCCATCAAATATCCTTAAAGTGGGAATTCAAACCATTTTCCCAGGGTCGCGGTGCCATTGGTTGTCGTGCTGATCAAGATGTAGGTTCCGCCCGGATTCACAATAAACGCGACCTGAAAGCTATTGTCTTCGCCCAACAATCCTGCCTGTATGCCGATAATTCCTGAGGCCGCAACGGTCGGCGGTGTCGCGGTATCCATCTTGGCCTGCACATAGGCATTGCCCGCAGCCACTGTGATGGCGCATCGCACCGTTGCCATCACCAGCAGCGGTTCCGCGCTGGTATTCGTGTAGGTCGTATTCAGTGCGCGCGTGGCATCCAACGGCGTGCGGTATGGGGACGGCGCAAACATGAATATTCCAGCCTCACCATCTTCGCCGTCCATCCCGGGGATAGATATTCCCATCGGCCCCATCGGTCCTTGCAACCCCGGCGGCCCCATGGGCCCAGGCTCGCCCTCTTCCTGGCTATCCAGCACAACGGCACTTTGCGGCAACTGATTGATCGTGGTGTAGAGATTGGTCGGTGCCACGATGCCACCGGCACGATCGGAAAGAACCGTGAAATAGCGCATCCATTCCATGTCGATTTCAACCGGCAAGCGCTGCCCCTGCACCATCACTGATCCGATTGCGATGCGTGCCTGAGGCAGTGTGAGCGTGCTCATCCTGCGTCCACTGCTGCGGCATGAATCGCGAACGGGACGTCATCCGAGCAACGTATGCGGAACACCCGGTTGATCGATGTGCCGAGTCCGAGCCATCGGATGCGCTGCATCCAGCGCCCGGTCACGCCGAGTGATCGCAACAACATCGGGCCGTAGGTAATGCCGCCATCGTTGCTGATTTCCAGCGTTACGTTGCCGCCATGGCCGGATTTCATCGCAAGTTCCAAACTGTGATAGCTCAGCGGCTCCATGCTGTCCTGGATTAGATGTGGCCATGTGCGTTCACGCACCAGCACGCGGGTATTGAGCGTATTGGTGTCGGCATCGAGCCGCACCAGTTTTCCGTCGGCATCCCCGGCAAAATGATCGACGCCGACGGAAGTGACCAAGCGCGAGCGCAGCGGCTGCCATCCTGCATCCCATTCGCCACGCTCATGCCATTGCTGCAAGGCCGCATCATAGATCCATGTAGTTTCAAGTCCTGGCGCGTGGATGCCGACGAATTCATGGCCCTCGATTTGATAGCACCACATCTCCGCCGCCGACAGGTCGCTGCTGCCGCGCAACGCTTCTTCCACTGCGATGGTGGATACGCGCGAAGGTTGATTGCCGGATAGCATATAGACGATGCCTGTACCTCTGTCGGTCTGGCCGATCCAAAATATGGTATCGGCCGCTTCAATTGCGGCGCGTTTGCCGACGCAGCCGACATCCATCGTGTAACTGTTGTATCGCACGAACGGAAATGCCGGATCGCCGCTATTGATCCAGAATTCGCCCGATTTGGTGCCCAGAAAAAGAACCTGCCGATGCGTGACTCTGTGGGTCACGATATCATCCGGCGCGGAATCGGCGCTGCTGAAATCAAGCGCGTCAAGCAATGTGCCGTCATCGATCTTCGACAAATAGAATTGATCTGTCTCCGGATCGACGAAGATGAAATAGCCGTCGAGTTCACGCACATCGTCGGAACCTCGCCAGCCAGCCGCCGTGATTTGCGTCAGCGTGTTGGTTGCCAGCGTGTAGATGTAAAGGTTGGGCCCATCTACGATGGCAATTTGCGTCTTGTTGTCGTCCATGCCGACGAAGCCGCTTGATGTGGCAAGCGTGCCGCGATTGGTTGTTGTGCCCGTGGTCGTGACCTCGTATAGCGTGCTGCCAGCCACTACAAACCAGCGGCCCCCGACATCTTTGGAGCCGCGAATCGACGCGCCCAAATCGGCAATCTGCACCTCGCCGGGCGTGGACTGCATCATCCAGCGGTCACCGTCGAGCCGCTGAGGATAGCAGTTGACCGAGCGCTGGACTGCTGCCTTACGGTCGGCAAGGAAGTACGACGGTCCGGCGCATTCGACAATCTTTCTGGCGGCCATTTAGCCCCCGAACAGAATCGATTGCCGCACAGATCGCGACTTGCTATAGGAATATACATCGATGATTGTCGGATCATATTTTTTGATCGCGTTTCGTGCGGCCGTCTCGGCGCGGATCAGTTCCGGCGGCATCCGTCCCAATATTGATGGGGCCAACTGCACCGCGAGCAACGCGCCAAGCGCCGACTTGTAGCCGGGCGGCATCGTGTAATCGGTAGTCTGGTCGGCAAATGCTGAGACGCCGATACGGGTTTGCAACTTCAGCGCCTGGCCGGTCGGACTCGGATCGAGATAGACCGTGCTCAGGCCATCATGGGCCCAGACATTCGGCACGCCAGTCGGGCGCGGCGTCAGCAACTCGTTGTACTGCTGCATCGTGATGGGTGTCATGGGCCGGCCATCAGCCGTCATGCTGATGATCTCTGCGCCAGGCGCAATGGCGGCCCATGATCCAGCGCCCAATGTGATATTGCCGGTCTGGACCGCGCTGGTCAGCACATCCCTGTACAAAAACTGCTGCTCTGCGCTGAGTTCATCAACCAGCAGATTCAGCCGACGAAAACCGACTGCGGACTCATCAGGGCCGAGAGTCTCGCCCGGATATAACCGGTTCAATCGCTCATAGGTATCGGTGATGATCGAAATGGCAGTGGTCATCAGGATTCCTTGCGGGATGGTCGTCCGGGTTTGCGCTTGATTATTTCGGGCTGCACGATGTCAACCGGCACAATGCCAGCCTTGGCCTCTTTACTGCGTGGCCAGATTACCCACCCGTCGCGCGTCAATGCCAATGCCTCATCGTGGCCGACATGCTTGTTTCCGTGTTCTGGATGCTTGATATAGGTCATGGTTAAAAAGAGGGGCCACTACAGCCCCTCTTATATCGTCAAGACGTCGCGAAAGGATCAGCCAGAGTGCCTGATCCAACCAGATCGCCCTCGATCTGCCATTGGGTCGCGCTGATACAGGTCAGCTTGTAGCTGCCGCCGATCAGGCCGCCCTTGGTCACGCCATCGGATGAGATCGCCACGTGTGTGGTCCCATTGGCCTGGAATACGTCACCGGAGTCTGCCACGGTCAGCGAGCCAAGCATCACCGAGCCGACGATGAACACGGTCGCCGCATTGGTGATGACTTTGTGCGCGTTGGTCGTGTCCGCCACGCTGGTGCTGAACTCAAACTGCATGCCGACCACCGGAGCGGGCAGCGTGTAGACGACGCCAGCAGCGCGGTCGAACAGGCACAGCGCGCCAGATTCTTTTGCCAGCAACGTGCGTGTTGCTACGCCCTCAGTGATCACCTCGCGATGCGCACCAGGTTGAATCGAGCCAGACGGGCCGCCGTAATTTACCCGTTCAATTGCGGTAGAAATTGCCATGATATTTTTCCTTGATTAATGATTAGGCGTTGGCGGATCCGATGATTCTTGACCCCCATTCTGGCCTCAGCGCGGCCATTCCGTACATCATATCGACGCGCAGTAGTAGCTCATCGTTGCGGATGTCGGATGCCATCCAGGCGCGCAGCGAGAGGTTGCCCTTGTCGCCGGCGACCGGTCCACGGCGCACGCATTTCTGCGCATCGTCCAGCAGCGGTAGGTCAGCCGTGACGAACTGGTACGCATCGCGGTGATACATCAACTGCTGCACGTAGTTGGTGCTGGCCGCGCCAACGAACACGATATCAGCGTTGTCGGCCGGCGTGCCGGAACAATTCTGCCGCGGGTTGTTTGTGTCGTAGATCATTGCTGGGCTGAACGTGATGCTGGTAGTGGTCGCAGAAACCACAACGAATTGCTTCAGATGCGCAAATGCCATCTTGGTTTCTGGATGCACATCGTAAATACCGACCTCGCCCGAACCAGAGCCGACCGTGAACACCATGCCAGCCACCGGCGCAGCGGTCAGGCCGTCAACAGTCAGCGTTGTGATGCCGCTGGTCAGTGTGCCAGCATTAATCTCGCCGGCCACGTCCGCGCTGTTGGACAGTGTCCACATGCGGTCATTTTCATACCAGTCCGCCATTGCGGTGCGGCCCATCATGCCCTCACGGTATTGCTCCTGGATCTGATTGGAGTCCTGGAACAGCCCTTTCAGGCCATTGACCATACCGCCCATCGAGATGGAATCGGCCATGATGAAACGGTTGCCATCCTTCGGTGCCAGGCCTTGATTGAGTTTTGCGCGGGCGGAACCAACGGCCACTAAGTCAGTCAATGCTGTGCCTGCGGTGCCTGCGACATTTGATGTAGCTTTGGTGCAGAATGCCAGGAAATCAGCCTCGATTCCCGAGCACATCACCGCAATCGCAGGCTCAATGTATTGCTTGGACAACGCATCGAATGCACCATCATTGTCAACAGACTGGATCAGCTCCTGCGAGTTGAAGCGCATGTCAACGCCATCTTGCGTTGCGACGGTGATAGTCTGGGTTTGCTCGTCCTGGTCCTGCACGGACATAACCCGGCTGCCTTGGCGACGCTTGTATTGATTCGGGGATTTCACTCGCAGCGTGGAACCGTGCGGCTTGTTACTGCCACCGGCCGCATTGAACGATGCATCGTATTGGCGATCAATCGTGCCGATGAATGACAGTTTTTCATGCGCTAGGCGCAAGCTTTCCTTTGCTACAAGGTCGGTGACCTTAAAGATATTGCTCATGTCTTTTCTTTCCAGTGCGCCTCACGGCGTTTGTATTGGGTGCCAGCGCCTCACGGCGTTAAGCGTTATTTTGTTACCCTCGGGCTTTGATTTGTTCGCGTCGCCGCTTATCGAAATCGTCTCCCGACAGCTCAATCAATGCTTTCTTGACGGGCGCGGCTCCTTTGACTGATTCCAACGGCACCGCTGCTTTGCTAGGTTTCGGTTTGTCCTTGGCTTCGATAGCCATCCTTGCCTCCAGTTTGGCAATTGCCTTTCCGGCTTGCGCTGATGTCATTCTCGAAATGCGTTCGGATTCGTCGATATTATCTGGGTCTGCAAGCCATTCGATCACCTTTGCAGGCTCATCGGCTTCGAAGATCGCTTCTGTGGCCGGCTTAGGCTGGCCGCTGCGTTCCGTTAATCCGCCGAATGCGTCATCCAGATCGGATGACAATTGATCAAAACGATCTTGTCCCCAGGTTTTGGCAAGCGATTGAACAACACTCTGACGGCGCTCGGTTTCGGTGGCCTGCTCGAGGAAGGTCGGTGCGAGCCTATGGGCTTCGGCTTTGACCATTTCCGCCAGTTCGGCGCGAGTGAGCGATAGAGGTTCGCTATCGTTTGTTGATTGTTGATAGGGTACATCATTTTTACTGTGTGTCAAGTCGAGTTGCGCTCGTGCCTCGGACAATTGCCGTGTGCGGCGATCAATGCCGCGACGCAGTCGCTCGATCTCGCGTTGTTCCGGTGTTTTTTCAGGCTTAACCTTGGCTTCGGCCTCTTGTTCCGTCGTCAGTTCGCCGTCATTGGCATTTTCATCAATGGCACGGTTAGCTTCAAGTTCCGCGCTGCTTGCCGCTGCCGATTCGGCGTTTGGCAATGCCTGGGTTTCGTCTGTCATGATATTGGCGCTTCTGGCGCAGTTGGCTGTAAATCGGTCGGTTGTTCTGCCATCGGTTCTTGCGACCCGAACGGCTGTTCCTGCTCTTGCTCCTGTTCCTGCGCTTCGCCAGGCAGTGGATCGGGTTGCATCAGCATCTGGTTGATCAGGTCGCGCGTCACGGCCTCGATCTGATCGACGTTCGCGCCGGTGACCTTGAGCCGGTTTGTTTCTGCGTTGTAGGCCTCGATGTCGAGCTCACGTTCCCGCACTTCGCCCAGGCGCTTGGCATCGGCTGCCGCCGCAATGGCTTGATCGGCATCCTCTTGCGCATCTTTCGCGTGCTGTATCGCCTCTTGCAATGCCTGTTGAATCTGCTGCATCTGCTGCGCCATCGCGGCCGGATCGGGCGCATCTTTCTGGCCCTCTGGCTGCAAAATCGCCTTGACCGGTGCCGGTGCCATCGCGGCCATCGCTTGCGCGAATTTGTCCGAGCCTGGGAAATCCAGTGTTTGCGCCCAGAACGGCGCGACGACCGGGGCTAATTCTTTGTTTCCACGCATGATCTCGCCAAATGCCGCATTGGTCTGGGTGCGCTGGGTACTGTAGCTTGCGCCGACGACCACGCGCACCGCATATTTGCCGACGGCCGGGTTAATCGTGACGCCATCGGGCCCGCGCTCGAACGCGGTTTGCTGTTCAGGGTCTACCGTGACCGAGCCAGCCGACTGATCAACGCCGATGATCGGTTGTTTGCGTCGCGTATCGCTGAGTTTGGCATCCATCTGCATGACGATGGTGCCGAGCAATCCCAATGATGCCGCCATGTGGCTAGGGAAATGCGCGACACTGGCCTCGCCCTGTTGCTTGCGGTTCTCAATCGCGACGCCGCTGGTTTCGTTGCTCGGCGCACCCAAATTGGCCTGGTACATGCCGATGCTAGCCTGGATGTCACGCAGCGCTTGTGTCGCTCCCATCTCATGGTTGCCCAGATTGACGGCGGGATTGACGCGCTGCGGCGTAGCAATCCCGCCTTGCTCATCAATATCGTTGTATGGCATCCACGCCCTCGTCTGCGTGCTCATGCGATCCAGCAGGGTTTCGACGCCGGCGGCCGCGCGTTTGCTTACCCACCACGGATTTTTTGGTGCGGTGCCGATGTAGGCTTGCTGTTCAGAGATATGGTAGTTGTAGGCTTGCTGCGGTGCCCTGGCTCGGCGCGGAATGCCGCAATAGCGCATGCGACCATCAGCAAATCCCACATAGCCATAGATTGGGACAATGCCGATATGCTCCGCAGGATAAATCGACTCCTCGAGGACGTCCGATCCCGACATGCGACGCCATTTGATGCATTGATATTTGTCGGCGTAATTGCGCTCAATTGGCAGCGCCATGCCTGCGGATTGGCATGCGGCATGATAATCATCTTCGAGATCCGATGCTTGCTGCCCCTGCGCATCGGTGTAGATGATCATGTTGCGCATTTTAGTTTCTTGGAGCCATTGCTCAACTGTTAGTACAGATTTGCGCTCCTCGCTGCGGGTCAGTCGCTGCGTGTCACCGAAATCGCGCATCTCTTTTTTAGGCCAGCGCCGTTCGAATTCCCGAGGATTCATTGCGGTCAGAATGAATCCGAAAGTGCCATCTGAACCGTCGGTTTCAGTGCTCCATGGATCAAACAGCACTTTCAATGGGTCGGGTTCGCTGCTGATGCGCGGCTCTTGCCAGCCCAATGCACGATCGACATATTCAGGACGTACCACCAAATAGCCGACGCCAGCCCTCGCCGCACTGGTCAGCGCGCGGGCATAGTGGCTTTCGGCTTTGGAGGCGTATTCGATATGCCTAAAACGGCCGTCGATTTGTTCGGCGGCCAGTTTATCGGCTCCGCCCATGACCGGGATTGCATGCAGGCTGGGCGGTTGTTTCTCGATTTGGCCGGCGACATTGGCTACATATTGGCCGGTTTGATCATGCACGAGGCAAGGGCGGCGTCCGCCAGGATCATTTTCCCGCTGCAAGCGGATGTCATATTCCCATTGATTTGGATTGCTTGGATCGGAGAATTCAAGATCTTCGGCGATCTGCTTGCGCTGCGAAGACATCGCGTCCATTGACTCGTTATACAACTCCTGCGCGTCGCTGAGCACGTCTGCCATGGATTCACCCTGATTGATTTCGGGTGATTATAGCAAAAAACTATTTAATATGCGAAAGCAATAGTATATTTAAATAGCAGCGCCTTGTGCCGCACTGCTGGCGTAGTCATAGCCCGTCTTTGGCTTTGGCGTAATCATAAAACTCATCATCAGCGCATCGGCCATGTTCGGCGATGGTATTCCCTTGGCGCGCATCTCATCTTTGCTGATCAACTGGATCAGCCGCGAACCTGATGTGCGCTTGCGCTGCTGGCGTACCAATTCGGCCTTGAGCAACTCAATTTCCTGTTTTCCGATGCTGGACGACAGACTGATTAACTCGGCCGGGTCCAGATATTCTCCTTTTTCCAGCGCCTTGTAAGTATTCTCGAAACGGTCACGCAGTAACCACCATCCTTGCGCGCGCAGGTTGCGGAATACGTCTTCGTTGCGTTTGTCGCCCTTGTAGATGCCAATCCTCGGCGAATCGCCAGCACCAAAACCTTGCACTTCGATAGTCCGGCCTGCTACGCGCTCTTTCAGCCCAACCTTGACGCCAGCACCTACGCCTATGCTGTCATAGACAATGATGTCAGCCCGGTAATCAAAAGCGTCATCAAAAGCGAGAGCTATTGCATCGTCAATGTCGCCATGCATCCATTTTTTGACATGCTCTACCAGCATGCCGTAACGCCTGGCCGTAGCCTTGGCATCCTTGCCGCTATCTGCCGGGTCAAAGCTCAGCACACGTTCGCCCCTGGGCTTATATTTCAGCCGCAGATGAGAATCAATCGCGGCATCAACCCAATCCGCATCGATGATGGAATCATCATAATCGGCATTGCACTCACCTTCCCAGATGTGCAAATATTTCTTGTAATTGATCTTTTTATCGCGTTCCATCTCAATGCGTAGCACTTCGGGAAAGTATGGGTTATCCCTGAAAGATACTTTGCGCACATAGATATAATCATCCTCGTGAAATCCTTTGTCGTTGATGGCGTCAACATAGGGCGCGACAAAGCGCTGATAGGTTGCCGCCTCAGACTCATTGGGATTGAACGATATCCAGATTTCAGAATTGGCTGAACGCACTGTGGGGATCAGGATTTTCCAAGTATTGTCTGAGACTGTTTCAGCTTCCTCAATCCAGACCTTGGTGTAGCCAAACTTGGATTTCAGCGATTCGATATTGCGCGCCAATCCGATGAATCGAAAGCATGAGCCATTTTGCCCGTAGATTGCTGTCGTCTGGATGTCAAAGAATGGGCGCAGCCCCATTGCATCAATCTTTGCTACGATCAAAGCATAGCTGGAATCCTCAATCGAATTCTGAAATTCGCGACCACAAAGGATTTTATCGCCATGTGCCCACGCGAAATACACCAGTTTTTCGGCGTATTCCTCGGATTTGGCAGCTCCGCGCCCACCATAGAAACATTTGATGCGTTTAGGATGAACCAGCGCCTCGAACGCCTCAATCAGCTGAATTTCCACTAGGGCGAACAATCTTGAAAGTAATTTCAGTGGCGGAAGCGATAGGCGCACCGTCTTTGCCGCCCATCTCGATACTGGATAGTTTGGCATGCACATAAGGCGCGGCTGCTTTTGCGGCCTCAAATCGCAATGTCGCGGCGGTTAAAAATTCTCGCGGCTCAAGCGATGGATCCGGTTCTTTGCGCATTACTTCCAGCATAAATTCCAGCGGAGTGATGCCGGACTCGGCCACTGCTTTTTGTACTTCTGCTGTTTTTTTATTAGGTGATCCTGGCTTGCGTCCTGCGCCTGGACGCGCACCACCATTGATTTTTTCTGATTTTTTTCCAGTTGCCATATAATTTATTTGCTACGTTTGACAGACTTGCTCGGCATCGTGGCTGCTTCGCGCTTGACCGAATAGGCAATCGCTACCGCCTGCTTGGGCGGCTTGCCGGCTGCGACTTCCTTGCCGACGTTCTTTTGAAACGCCTACTTACTGGTAGATTTGATCAATGGCATATTAATTGCTCCTGATGATTATTTATAGGGCCAGTTGCTCAATATTTTTGATGGATTCGATTGGACGGGATCAAGCCGCTTGAGTTGCTGGCCGAACAATATCATCATCATTGATAGCCAGCTCATAACATCCAATCGTAAAATTGTGCCTTAATTCTACATTATTACTCCATCACATCATCGCAGAATTCAGCAATGGCCTGGTCATCCCGCAGATACCAACCCAATTTACGCCTGATTTCCTCCATTGATGGGAGCGGCTCTGCCGATTGCGTCCTGGACTGCATGTAATAGCGCACGGCTTCCTTGCTGGGGCTGGTCGTATTCGGCATGTCGTCCTCCTAGATGAATGATAGTTTCATCATAGTAAGTTAATGCCCAAATACAACCATTATTTCACTGCAATAAATTTTCTTGACAGCTCCAATACAGCCGCTATACTAGAGACATCAACGCATCACTTCAACCAGACGCATAACCGGAGATCATCATGACGATTACCTATACATTCCCATCCGATTTCAAAATCCCGCAACTGCGCGGCATTACCTGCACTGGCGGCACATTTTGCAATGCCCAGGGCCGCTGGATGGATGGCGATAATGCTGTATCATTTGCTGCGCCAATCGTTGATGGTAAAAAAATTATTGCGCTGATCGCTGGGAAGCCTGAATTGGAGTCATTGTTTGCTGAATATAAAATGCAAATCGAAGCAAAAAAACAAGCCGAAGCAGAATACAAAAAAACACCATGCGGACAGCGCGATGAATTGGTAGCGGCTGAGCTCAACACCTACAGCCCAGATAATTTTCCAGGTTCTTCTGCATGGCGCAGAAATCACGCCTGCATCAATGATCTAGAGGCATTTGATGCCGCTCATCCAGAGCTGGTTGCTGAATTAGCATCAGATCGCGAAGCCAAGGCAAAAACCGATTATGCTGCGCTCTCCGATTTTGTGAAATCCGGCAGCTAATCAATCAACCCCACCAGTTTGCTTGGCATTATACCTAAGGACATTATCATGGAAATCAAAGTTCGCATCGTTTCGCAATTCGGCAATAAACGCATATTCCCAGCATGTCCCAAAGCCGAATTATTCTGCCATATCGCTGGCACTACTACACTGACCGATCAGTCCATCAAATCAATCAAACAGCTTGGTTACGCGGTCTCTGTTGTACAGGATGTGCAGTCGCTTTAATACTTGACTACCCCCTAAAGGAAGGGGTTTTACGAAACAATCCCGATAAAAAAGCCGTCGGGCAATTTAATGCTCATCGACGGCAAGGATGCATTTCAGCATCAGGGAGAGACTGTTATCAATCGGACCACCTCCAATCGATCATTGCAAAACTGGTCACCCAGCCGGATTCGAACCGGTCTGCCTGGCTCATGGCCTGGCTGTGCGCCACTACACTACAGGGTAATTCTGGCGGGCCTAACGGGATTGAACCGTCCTCAATCGATCTTGGATGCTCGACCTATGCCAAATCATTACAGCCCTAAAATTGTGTTGGTGGCTATCCCGTGCGCACACACGTTGCCATCGAAGGCAGAATAACCAAATCTGTAGCTCTTTGATATTCGTCTATGTGTGCGCATATGACAACCAGTATTCTACAGCAACATTGCGCAACATCAAACTTATTTCACGCCATCCGCATCAATATCTCAATCATGCCGCGCAACTCTCTACGCGCTGCCGAAGACGTTAGCTCATCGCATAATGTCACACATGCTTTAACGGCTTGATATTCGCTGCCATTAAATCCCCATGCTCCGCGCTCTCCGCGATTGATGACATTAATCATTGCATCCTGTCCTGATTTCGCTATTGCCTGCGATTCTGGCGAGCGCTTCTGTGCAAGTAATGCGCATAGGTTACTCACGTTGGCTAGCGTATATGCATTGGCTTCGTTCCCCTGACCCGCAATAAATGACTCAATGCACGCGTGCGGCATCAATAATAATTGGTTCATGTCGTCTCTCGGCACCGCGAACGTAATTGGCAGGCTAGGCTGCGAACTTGGCCTGTATTTCTTGCTCCTTTTTTTAGGCTGAGACATTGCTGGTCCCGAATAATGCAGCGACCAGGTAATCGCGATTACAACCCGCATCAGCAACAGTTTTTGGTTCAGGCGGCCTGACGATTCGCCCCTCTTCGGTGATCCGATACAAATTTATTGAAAAACATCCATTTACTGGCTGTTTTTCATGGGAAATGTGCCCGTTATTTTTCATCTTCCCCAAATAGTGCCTTAACGTATTTGTGTTGATCCCCGTTAAATATTCAATCTGGCCAGTGGTTAGACCACTTCCGCAAAGAAGAACGCGGATTTTCTCAATGTTGGTCCTCTTTACATCGCCTCGGCGAATGTCCATTGGATTTCTCATGCCGCCACCCCCAATGCCGAGAACCAGGTCGCCTTGGTTTTTGAGGACGCAGCCTTGTCGGCGTGATAGCGGGCCCGCTTGGCGGCGAGCTTGTCCTCTAGTTCGCCAGATTTCCTGATTTTCTTTTTATGGCGCGCCCATATCTGAGATTGCGTATAGGGCTGCAACTGGCAATAGGCATCAACGCCCGGGCCGGCCTGCCAAATCTGAATAAAAGCGCCGCCGCCGGGCGTCCTTTCCCAGCCAATAACATGAATCCTGTCGCCCTCATGTAGTCGCTTGATGACGTTGAATGCCGTCTTGGTCGGCATGCCGGTTATCTCGATGAGTCCGCGGCGTGTCGCCGGCATGTGCTCGAGCAGTTTTTCATCGGTATTTTTGCGACCCATTTTATCCTCCCATTGTTATTTTCGGTGTTGAAATTATCTCCGATTAAATTCCATCGCGCAATACTATTTTCTTAATCCAGTCGCTTTTCTCTGCCCATGTAATTACTAGACGCTCAATCATCCTTGATCTCCGATATAACGACTGTCATCTTGCCTCCCTTAACTACACCCCTACGAACCAAATGTAATGAGTCCACTTGAGAGTCATCCAAAAAGACACCAGCATGCGTGAGCGCATCGAGCGCGGCTTTTACCCGGTTATCGATGTCGGCGCGCCGTTTGGTTGGCATGTGCACCGCAATGAATACCGACACTCGGCCCGTGATCATTGGCAGTTGTCGCTCCGCCACGATTTCGCACACAGCCTGGCGGAATGCGACGCCCGCCGGCCTGATGAATTTGCGCCCGTTGCGCGCTACGCCGTACGCGTGGTTGATCGTCGGACTGATGGGCAGATCGAGTGTGATCATAAAAATCCTATTCGTCGTTTTTTTATCTCGACTTGGACGCCGGTTACTTCAAAAATAACCGCATGCAGGTCGTCGATAATATCCGTGTCCGTATCGCTGCTCACGCCATGTGCGGCACCAACGCCCCACGGCATAGGCTCCCACAAATATCCATCGTCCAGAATAATCATAATTTCCCCGCCAGCCATGCGCCCAGCGCCAGCATGATCCCGATATCGCACACGATCAATGTAAAAATAGCAGACAATCTCGCCAAACTTTTGATCGTGATCGTGAGAATAATTTTAATTATCGACTCAATAGTTGCGATTAAATATTTCAAAGTAATAGCCCCCTTGACTGCATAAATTCAATCGGATCTTTCGCGTGCTTCTGTAAATTACATGGCTGTCTCAATAGCTGAATGTTGTCATCCGTATTAGATCCGCCACGGGCTAACGGCATGATGTGGTCAAGATGATAGTTATTTCCTAGAGGTTTTTTGCAACATGCGCATTTTCCTTTTTGCAAACTGAAAAGTTTTTCAGCTAGGCCATTGGATAACTTTCCGCCTGAAGATCGCTTTCTTGCTCGATAGTTTTGCCAGTGAATACGGACAACATCAGGATTAGCTATTTTCCACGCTGCGACATTTGCTTTTCGCTTATCTCGGTTTGCGGCATACCATGCCGCATGCCTTGCCTTCGCAGAATCTTGATTTTTTATCCTCCATGCCGCAGATTTTGCTCTTCCAATCTCAGGATTAGATGCGTACCGATTCTTGTCCGCTTCCTTTATCTTTTCTGAATTAGCTTTTTTCCATGCCGCAGAACTTACTTTTACTTTATCCGGATTGGCTTTGCTCCACGCTATTGATCTTGTCTTTGCGCATGCCTTGCACCGCATGCCAGCAAATTCAGCAGAGCACTTGCGGCATATTTTTAATATCGAATTTTTTTCTACTAAAACAGACATTTGATACCCCCAAATGGTAATTGAATGGTGTCGGTAATCATCCTATTTGGGAGAATGAAAGGCCTTCGAATGCCCTGTCCCGACAGAGTTATTTTATCATCCGCATGATGATCATCGCAAGGATGCCAGCGATGGTAGCGATTGTTGCGAGTGCGTATTTCATTTCATCCCCAATTCTGATTTCAAAAAAGCATTCTCGGCGCGTAACGCTGCCGCCTCACCTTGCGCGACCAACATTCGTCCCTTGGCCGTCCGACGATCTGCGCGGCTCATTGCCGGGCAAACCGCGTCATACGCGGCCTGTTTTTCGGATCGAAGATTGATTTCTTGAATTTCCATTTCGCTATATTGCTGCATTCTCATTGAATCACTCCCTATCGCGTTATTTAAGGCCTGGCCATAGCATCCTAGCCGGTTATGGTCGTTCGTCGCTCACAGGCCGCATTCCGGCCGCCGAATAGGCTTTGCGAACTGCCTGCAACTGCTCCGTGCCGGCCACGATACCGATAACAGGGGCATTCAGGCGCAATCCCTCGGCGGTCAGCGGCGCAAGCCATCGCAGGCAGCACGCCACGCATTCCAGCGTCACTGTGCCGTGGCGTGCGCCGCAGGGGCATGGTTTAGGCTTTGTCATCCATCGCTTCTTTTGCGAATGCGACTTGCACTGGCATCAGATCACGGTCACCCAATTTCTCGTGCTCCAATATTCGCTTGGCCCACGCCAGATGATCGACCACGCCATTTGAAAAAAATCGCGGATATTTGCTATGCGCACGTTCGCGTGCGTTGTCACTCATGCTGAAACCCTTAGCGTGCTCATCAGCATTTTCAATTGTTCGCGGCCTTTTGATGTCGGCGGCGCGAGCAAGGGATTCATTTTGGTGCCAAGCATGCGTATAAGCCCTTCAGCGGCGTCGGGCGGCAGCAATGCTATGGCGCTCTCAAGCGGTATCCGTTTCAGTCTCACGGCGTCGGCTAGGGCTGTCTGGCGGCTGTTTTTATCCTCGCCGAACGACATAGACCATTTAATCGGGCATTTCTGGTCGCGGGCTTCCGTCACCAGCTTGGCGTAGACTTCCTTGAACGCCATCCGCGCCGCGATGCGGTCGCCGTCCTGGATCAGCGGCAAGGCCGCGCCCCACGCCTGCGCCATTTCATCGGTCCATGATGCGCTTTGATTTTCATCGGTTGGCAGCATTGCCCATGCCTCTTCCGGCCCTGGTCGTCCGTCCAGCATCTTGCAGCGTTTCGCAATACCGGCCGGCACCGGTGCAAATTCGCCGTGCTCGTCGCAGTACGCGGCAAACGCCATGCCGATGACTTGCAGCGGGTACGGCGTCAGCACATCGACCCACGCGCCAATGATGCCGGCGTCTGGCAGCGGCTTGCCGTATGCGCCCATGGTCTTGGTCAGCATTTGCAGAAACTGTTTTTTATCATTCGCGTCCATTAGCACTCCATTTCGATCGTGTTTTCGTCATCGTGTCGCACATCTGCCATCACCTCGGCAATGATTCGGGCATTGCGTTGCTCAAGCGTTTCGGTTGCCGATATTGCCTGTCCAGTATCCAGTTGGATAAACCGGTCAATTTTCTCGGCATTGCGCAAAATTAGCCCCAGCCCGTTGTATTTCGTTTTCTGTTCGTTCTGGCCCATGTTGTACGGAGATTTGGAGCATCCACGAATGGCCTTGCAGATGTCGGCCGGCGTGTACAGCTTGAGCGCCTTCTCGATCAGCTTGATGCGGTTTTTGTCCAGCACAGATTTTTTGGAGTCCATGACTTTTTGCCAGTAGCCAAAAACCTCCGCAATCACGTCGAGCGGCTTTTGCTCGACAATGGTTTTTTTCGGCAATCCGGAATCAGCAATCAAGGAATCAGGATGAGGGATGAGGGATGAGGGAATCAGGATGAGGGAATCAGCCGGAGTAGTTCCGTTTTTATCGCGATTAATACGGAAGTCAGTCAAATCCTTGATTTCATTGTCTTTTTCTGTGATGTCTGGAATGTCGCTACCTGAATCGCGCTCGTTCTTGTGTGGGTTCTGATGGCGGTCGAAATTGATCACTTTTATGTAGCGCTGACCTTGCACGGAATAAATCGAGATAAATCCAGATAAATCTAGATTGCTCGCGAGTTGCTCGATATCGCAATCATCGTATGGCAGCAACTGCGCCTTGATGCGCTTCGGCCTGTACTCGATGCAGCCTTTGAAATCGGCAATCGTCCACATGCCAATAAACAGAAGCCGCGCAATCGGATCCAGATCGCCCAAGTCATCATTCTGGAAAAATCCCGGCTTGATATTGCGCGCCCTAGCCATTTGAATCCACTCCCCGAAATTCAATTACCCATACCCACGGATTCGCGGCCCATGATCCGGCGCCGTTGATCCGCTCCCACAGGGCGGCATAGTCGTCTTCTGCAGACTCAAGGCCCTCATCTTTTTCGAGGCCGTCGTAGAAGTAGCGGCCGGCCCACTCTTCAACGTGCGATCCGCCCTCATAGCGCGTATCGACGATGAGGTGGCGGCAGTCGATCCCCTCTGCCAGCGCATCCGCCTCGCTGATGTCCTGCAAGCGCTCGACGCGCACCGAGACGATTTCGAGCGTGATGCGACTGGCCCATCGCGGCATGTGGATCGACGGCTTCCAGCGGCATACAAGGTTGTCGTCTGCATCCATATATTCCGGTGTCTCGCCGCCATCCGCTTTGTAATGGCAGTATTCAGGTGTATGCGAGTCGGGCGGCTCAATTTCGCCAAACCACATTGGACCGTTAAATGTCTCGCGCACCCATAGCCGGTCGCCGGGCTGCCCATATGTGCACTCGGACTCCCACCCCTCAACATCCGATGTCGTGTATAGGAATTTCTTGCTCCCGCCATCCATCAACATTGCGCTGGGCGGCAGGTAATCGTTATGGCAGAGGAAGTCATTGCCATCCCATTTAAAGCCGTTCGGATAGGGTTGGTTCTTGCAAATGCGGCGCGTCTGCGTCTTGCTGCCGTCGAGCAGAGCGCGCACCATCGGACCTCTAAACAAAATAGGACGTTCTTTTTTCATATTGTTTTACCCATAAAAAAAGGCTTCACCTGGGGCATCTCTTGCGAGATGTTGAACGCTCAGCTTAATACTGAGTCCCCATGTGAAGCCTTACTAAGATAATTGCCGTTCAAAGCAGATACTATTCTATCATGCAATACAGCAATTTTACTTTATACCAGAGAAATATTTATTTTCAAACACTAACCATAAATCAACACTTGCAACCGGAAGTTGTGGTAGTTAAAGCCACGCCAAATAGTTTCAGCACGTAACCCTCAAGCGCCCAAACTTTTTGCTTGGCGTTGTCGAAGGCGATCTTGCGGCCCAGCTCTGCATTGAAATTGGCGGGACTTGCGCAGGCGCTTTCTCCGGTCACAGTGAATCCGCTCGGCAGCTCGATACAACACACGGTCAGGCAGGTATTGCCAAATACGTGGTATTGCGCCGCTTCTGGCAGTCCGCACAGTTCGTTGATTCGTTCTGGCGTCACGCGCGGTGCAGTCAATCCCTTGGCTTGAATCTCTTGTTCGATTGCTTGGTCATTCATGCGGTCATACTCCAATCATCAGACAGGCAGTCATTCACACTCGGAACCCATGTGCTTACAGTTCCATCCACATTCTTGATTGCCATATATGCGTTATACGGAACCATTGCGCCATCACCAAAATGGCTTTTAGCAGCGTCAGTCTGAACCAGATATTCATTTGCAGGCACCAGATAGACAAACATGCCTTTACCGTTCCATCCGGAACGCGCAATGCTAAATCCTTTCTTCATCGCTTCAATTGCTAGGCCAAATGGCAAGCCAGACGTTTCACGATAGGCTAATTCGGCTTGTTCTTTTGGCGACCACGAAACGTATCCAGCATATTGCACAGTGTTCGGTTTCCCGCCATCCGTGTATTCAACCAAGTAGCCGGCATCTTCGCCATTCTCGTCCGTTGGTAATTGCCATCCACGGAAAATATTGTATTCAACCCGCGTCATCGGCCGCATGTTGACAATTTTTGTCCCGATATATTTCAGCATTTCATTTCCTCATTAAATCCGCGCAGAGTGGCGCGGCGACACATTAATCCTACGACAATGCCTCGTAAATACGCCGCTGAGCATTGCCATCCGTCATGCTATGCAGCGCGGACATCGCATCATCTCGGGATAGGTACACACGGCCAATTGCGCGCCAGCCCCCAGGTAATGCAAACTCCTGTACCACCCAGCCGATTCCATTCGTGGTGCGGCTCATGATGCGATCAATTCGCGGATTTTATCAATCGAATATCGCGTTTCATCAAACACGATCAAGATCATGTCGGCTGTGACCGGCAATTTCCCGTGTCGTATTTTGCTGATCTGCGGCGGCTTAATGTCAAGAAAGCGCGCTAATGCAGCGTCATTCTTTAAGCCATAGCCGGTGATGATGTGATCAAACAACTTGCCGCTGGCGTCAATGGTATTTTCTTTGCTCATATTGTTCCTGTGTAATTAAAAATGCCACATCTCTGCGGCTTGTTGATATGATGCAGCCTAGCCCTAGCCGTCGCCGGAGCCGTCGCCGTAGCCGGAGCCGGAGCCGTCGCCGGAGCCGTCGCCGTAGCCGGAGCCGGAGCCGTCGCCGGAGCCGTCGCCGTAGCCGGAGCCGTCGCCGTAGCCGTCGCCGTAGCCGTAGCCGGAGCCGGAGCCGTCGCCGTAGCCGTCGCCGGAGCCGTAGCCGGAGCCGTAGCCGGAGCCGTCGCCGTAGCCGTAGCCGTCGCCGGAGCCGGAGCCGGAGCCGTACCTGAAAATCTTATTTGTAGCCATGAATAGCATCCTTAACGCCAGATGCGACAGGGATCAATTCGCAAACGCCAGTCAGGTAAATTTCAGGATTGATGACATCAATTTTGCATCCGCCATCTTCCGGGCCGCGTTGCGCCAATCCTGACAATGCAATGCCGTCTTTTGCTTTCCAATTCCACAGGCGACGCGAATTTTTCAATATGATGTTTTCACCATCGACACTCACAACCTCGCCAGCATGTACGCCCGCCGCATAACAACGGGCGATTACATATTTCCCTATCATTGCATGATTCTGTTTTTGTGCTTGATTTGATTGCGTCTCGCCAAACAGTGCAGCGAGTTCTTTGGCTTGCCCAATCGTGAGGTCATTTATGTTCATTTGTATCCCTATGGTTATTAAAAAAATGCATACCAGATAATTCTGGTATGCATTATTATACTGCAATGTTTAGATGGGGAAATTGTTATTTACTCAGAAATTCCCACGCAATATCGCATCACATCGCACCTTCAATTCCATCTGCGTGCCGTATTTGGCCTCAAATCTGGCTTTATACGGATGCACCGCAATCGCGGTTCCGTTATCCTGGTGATGTCCGGCGCATAGCGGCAGAACTAGCTGATGACATCCCGGTTTCGTCCGTCCATCAATGTGATGAATGCTCACATGGGGATTGAATCCGCCGTCCAGCATGCAAGCCACGCAACCCACCTCGCCAGCCAACTTTGACCAATACCGGCTATCCTCTGGCGAAATGGCGCGCTGACTTGATTTCATGCGCTTCTTTGGCTTCGATGTGAACGTCGTGCGCTTTAGTGGCGTGGCGCGGATCATTGAAACAAACTCCCGCTCGGCACATGCCGCCAGCTGCCATAGCTCACCGCTTTTTCAATCGTGCGCACATGCACGCCGAATTTCATCGCCATCGCCTCGTTGCTCAGATGCTCGCGGATGTGCTGGCGCAAATCCTCCCGTTTCTGCTGCGCCTCGCGGATTTCCTGCACTTGCGCCTCGCTCAGTTTCGATTGCGGCAAGTCCACCCCTCGCGGGGTGAATTCATGCGCGCGCATTAGGTAGTCGTCGCGGTTCATGCGGTTTCTCATAATTTGCCGCCAATGTAACCATCATTTACAATAGCAATAAGCCCGACATTATCGCGTATAATTGACCTATGACATACAAAGATCCGGCGCAACGACGCGCATACATGAACGCAAGAGCCGCAAAGATTCGTAGCGGAGAGCATATTCCATCGAAAGAACGAAACGCAAGGAAGGGAGATGATATGACGTGCGCTAATTGCGCAAAATCTTTTTATAGATCGCCCGCCAATCGAGCCTCGTCTGGTGATCGTGGCGTCAACGATTACTGCTCTCGGACGTGCATGAGCGAGGCATTTAAGGGTAAATTTCTTGGAGAAAAATCCCCTAGATTTCTTAGTCGAATTAAGATCCCATGTGATAATTGCGGATCGACTGTCGCACGACCCCCATGGGAGTCTAGCAAAGAAGGTGAGATGACATTTTGCAATCGCGCCTGTTTCGGTGAATGGAAGTCCAAAAATTGGATGGGATCTGAAAACCCGGTTTGGAATGGCGGCAAAGGAAACTATTATGGACCTAATTGGATTCGCCAATCTAGGGAAGCTAGGCATAGGGACGGGCATTCCTGCCAGTTTTGCTGGGTCAATGAGCATCATCTTAGGCGCGCTCTGGACGTTCATCATATTCAACCATTTAGATTTTTTGGATTAGATAATTTTAAAGCCGGAAACAGTATTAGAAATTTGATTAGTTTGTGCGATAAATGCCACACATACTTAGAAAAATTTTCTGCTCCCGGCGAAATTAAAACATGGGAAGATTTAAAATCTAAAGGTGATCCTCTGATTGCTGAGAGGTTTCTCGATTTTCATCAAACAAATCAACGTTCTCGGCCTCAAGATCAAGGTGAACAGCAGCAAGATTTTTGCATGCCTGTCTAAAATATGAACTTTTTAGCTCCGCCCCAACCCCTCTCCTCCCCAAACTAACAGCGCCATAAATTTCAGAGCCAACCCCAAGAAACGGAGAAAAAACTGTTTCTCCGGGGTTTGACCGCAATACTACACATCTCTCAATGACATCCAGTTGAAGCGGATGGACGTGCTTCTCATCCTCACTATCTCGAGCTTCTCTGTATGGTAAAACACGCTGCATTCGGATGTCATCCCACATGCAATCAGCGTATTGACGCCATATCCAATGCGAGTAACGGTTTTCTGTTTGTTTCCCAGTCCATCCACGATAGGACAAAATATCTGCTGGCATAAGTCGTTCGCCAGCATATTTCAACATACCTACAGGGTGCGCGACAGGAACGGGGTTTTTCCCATCACGCCGGAACAGAAGTAAATAATCTGCAGAAGCAATTCCACAATCAATAGAGTCAGCAACAAGAGACGCATGAGCCAAGTTCTTCTGCATGGTACGGAGACGAACTTGCAAAGGCTCTTTCCATATAGCATGGCGTCCCGCATACTTCCAACCCTCGCGTTCATGAAGCTTGATTATGTCACCAGGAAAGTCAATGTATGAGTCGGTGCCACCATTGCTGCGCGGGACGTCCATGCAATGCACGCAACTCATGCGCCCAGGCATCGTGATCCGAGCAAGCTCCCTAACCATGAATGTATATTGCTGAAAAAACGTATCGTAGTCATCGCAGTTTGATAGATCATTCGGATGACTTGAATAGGTGTACAGACCGCCATTGCTTGCTCCGAAGGGCGGGCTGTAAACTGATAAATGTATAGAGCCAGTAGGAAGTGATTGCATCACGCTCATACAATCAGCATTGTAAATTGCAAATTCATCGGTAACCACAGAATCAAGAACAGCCATTTTTAACCCCTTATAAATTATTTTAAATTACATCCAACCTGGAACTATCACGGGTTTTGTGTAATTATTTACCCGATCAATACCTGTTGCATTCTGCATCTCCGCCACCAACCGTGAAAACATCTCGTCGGCCTGCACTGCCTTGCGCTGCAAATTCTTCATCACACCGCGTTCGCCCTCGGTCGTCACGATATCGACCGTGACCGGGCGTTTTTGCCCAAAGCGCCAATTGCGCCGCACCAGTTGATAATACTGCTCGAACGAATGCGACGGAAAAACGACAGCATGATTGCAATGCTGGAAATTTAAACCCATCGCACCTATCTTTGGCTTTGTGATCAGGATGCGCGCCTTGTCTTCTGCGAATGCGGTGAGCTTTTCCTCTTTCGCGTCGTCGCTGTCGCTGCCGGATACCTGCACCGCATCAGGGATCAATTTTTCCAGCAAATCACCCTCGTCGTTCAGATGACACCAGACGTTCGCCGGCTGGCCAGTGTGATTGACCATCGCCGCAACTTTCTCACAGCGTTCCTCGATGCTGCGACGGCGATCCTCGCGCTGCTCTTTCAGCCCAATCGCCGGCATTGCAAACAGCATGCCATCGGCCAGCGTGTTGGTCTCAACCAGGTGCTCCACCTCATTCAATTCAGGTAGCATGAATGCGCTATCGTCATAGCCTAGATCGGATGGCTTGCGCACAGCTAGCGCCCATGAGCATACCCAACGCCAGAAAGGTATTTCCGCATGACCTTTGAGCCTGAACTTGATAACCTCGCCGCGCATGCGCCCAGTCGCACTATTGTTCAGGTCATTTTTGAAGAAGCGATTCAACATGTCCATATGTCCCATGTAACCCAATGCCTCGGACGATGTGCCAAGCTCAATGTAATCGTTTGGCGCTGCCGTGGCGGTCTGCAATAGCCGGTACTGGACCTTGCGCATAAACGCGGTAATCTGGCCGCGTCGTGCGCCTGCAAACGATTTTAGAATGCTCGACTCATCGCACACCACGCCGCCAAAATCATCCGGGTTGAAATATTGCAGGCGCTCGTAATTGGTCACGATGATGCGGTCGCCGGCACGGATGACTCCATCACGCGACAGCCTGGCTTGTACGCCGAATTTCTCGGCCTCGTGGATGGTCTGCTGGCCGACTGCCAAAGGCGTCAAGTACAGAACTGGCTTTGCGGCATGGCGCACGACATTTTCAGCCCATACCAGACCCATTGGCGTCTTCCCAAGTCCGCAATCTGCAAATTTCGCGACGCGCCCTTTGCGAACATTGAACTCGACGATATGCTTTTGAAAGTCGAACAGGAAATCGGGCATCCACAGCGGTTTAAATCCGCTATCCGCACCGCCCTGCGATTTGGCATTAATGAAATCTTGATAGTTCATTTCTTCCCCTGTTTGTTATTTTAAGAACTGCGATTTACGCACCGCATGCAGACATCGCTACCCGCTGCAAATTGGGTGATGCTGCGACGCTGCCGGCAAGCGCCCTGGCAGTGCCGCATCGGGCTGTAGTACCCGGCTCGGCTCTCTGTCTGGATTGCGCGATGCAGATTCATCACACCGCCGTCACTGTTGTGGCGGCTCATTTGCTCCTCCCCTTTAAAAAATTATGCAGCTTGTTAATCGTTGCCATGGTTGCATTTCCGCCAGCCATAAACCGCGCAATTGTTTGCCGTGTGGTGAGCGCGCCCCTTGCAATTGCGCTCCAATCCTTCGGCCTTTCATTGAGCTTCTTTTTTACGTACTCCTGCTTGTCCATCGGGTTTCCTTGTGCGTTAATGTGATTGAAGTATAGCAAACATATTTACCGAATGGAATCATATTTAAGTAAATAAAATTACACAATTATCTTGCGATCCAGAATTTAATTGCGTAGAATAGATTTCATTGAAGCAAACAACAACGAGGGAAGAAATGAATAAGCAAGATGCTCTAGCTAATGTCTCTGGAATGCTGGCCGAATTGATGCGGCCCAAGCAACCGCAGATTGCCGATGATCTGATCCTGCTGTATGCAGGCTACCGCGTGATCGATGGGCCGCTACTGGACCTGTACGGGACATTCGACCGCGACGGCTACGAGGTAGAGGATATCTCGCTCAGCACCACGATGATCAGCCTGTACGAAATCATTGACGAATTGATGCTGAAAAATTTGTCTGACTGGTGTGATTTGCATCTGGCAAATTGCTGTCAGATGTATGCCGAAGCAAAAATGGAAGCCGCGATTGATGCGGCTGAAGATAAGAAATTGTACGATTAACCGGGAGAAATGAAATGACTGATTACACCATCATCCGCAGCGATGCGGCCCCCGAAAGTCGCATCTGGCAGGGCGGCCATTATGCGGTCAGGAATGACAAGGGAACCGTTGCGCTATTTCTGTTTGAATATCCAGAAACAAAATGCAAGATTTGTGCGCACAATGAAGCTGAATCGCTGGCAGCTGCCAAGGCTTTCATGGCAATTGATGATCTGGTGAATGCGTGCAAGGTTAGCCTTTCGTATGTCGAGGCAGTTTGCTTTAACACTCCGAATGCAAAAAAACGGAATAACTATGCTGATGCAGCAGAAATTATCCGTTCAGCACTTGAGAAGGCAGGAGTGGCATGATCCGACTCATATTCAAGCGCGACGAGCTTTGCACCATGTCAGGCTTGCAGGAAACCACATTCGAGACGGTTGATATTGACTGCTTGTCCATTGAAATGAGATTGACTCGCACCGGTAATTTTCAAAGCGGGTTCGATTGCACGCAATTGGTTGGCGTCGAAGTTATTGAAGGGAGCTCGATATGATAGCCCTGCTGCGCGCCGTCGAGCGCATTCCTGAATCGGTTTGCCTGGCGCTGATCATCGTGCTGATTGCTGTTGCGGGGGCGCTCTCATGACCTACCCACTGGCGCATAAGATCATCAAGCCATTTCACTACACCAATGCGGCCAATACCAATATCCGCATCCTTTTCGAAAGATTCCGCAATGCAGAAATTACGCGCTACCCTGTTCTGGATGGGGATCTTGTACCGACTGGCGCGACGCAGCGGGAAGAGCCGGAGTTTAGCCGCGCGGAATGCTTTTAGGGTGATGCGATGATCGACCTGACAAAGTTCCATCGATTGGCGGCGCTGCTGAAACGGCGCAAGCCAACCACGCAAACGTTGTTCCCTCCGATGCGTGAAATACCTGCCGAATGGCGTAATAATAGTGAGGCAAAAACGCATTTGCAGGAAATTGAAAATGAAAAGAACGATTTACCATTTTAAATAGGTAAGTCCGCACCTGTAACGCGGGCATTTTTAAGGAAAACATCATGGGATTCATTGCAAAAGATTCAGGCGGCGGTAATTTCAAACGCGTACCAGCTGGAGTATTCATTGGCCGCTGCTATTCGCTGATCGACATGGGCACACAGCTGACGGATGGACAATATGGGCAGAAATTGCAGCATAAAATCCGCATCGCATGGGAATTGTTCGGAGACGACGATCAGGGCAATCCTCTGACGGTAGATGTGGATGGACATGAAATGCCGATGACAATCAGCAAGTCGTACACGGTCAGCCTGCATGAGAAAGCCGGATTGAGGCGTGATTTGGCGGCATGGCGCGGCAGGGATTTTTCCGAAGAAGAAGCTAAGGCTTTCGACGTATCGAAACTGGTCGGCGTGTATTGCATGCTGAATGTGACTACCAGCGAAACCAACGGCAAAACCTATAGCAATGTGGCCGGCATCACGCCGCTGCCTGGCGCGCTCAAGAATGCAAAGCCAGCTCCAGTTCATGAGCATGTTTTGTTTGATCTTGATAATCCAGATATGGGAGTGTTCAACAAATTCCATGAAAAGCTGCAAGAGGTGATTATGAAGTCGCCAGAGTGGGCAGCGCATGGTAATTCAAATATTGGGCATCAATCAGATGACGACGGTTTTCAAGATAAAGACATCCCATTTTAATTAACCAAGGACGCGGCCTGTAATGGGCCGCGCAACAAATATGAACATCATTCTCTATCGTGGCACAGAAGAATTTTCAGCCGAACTGAGCGTCGACCAGGATACCGGTGAAATCATGGCCGATTATCCGCTTGACGTTCTGGTGCAGCGCAATCCCATCGGCACCGCAGCTTTCGTGCTCAACACGCTGGCAACCGCCGATATGATCGATGCGCACATCAAGATCATGCAAGCGAAGAAAAAAGCGCTCACAAACAACGCAGAACGCGCTAAGGAAGCATTGAAACAAGTGATGCAGATAACGGGCGTGCTGAAGGTCGAATCGCTCGACAAGACATTTAAAGCGATTCTGAGTAAAGAGCGCGACAAATCCGTCGAAGTGTTTGATGAGAACCAGATTCCAGCAGACTACATGCGCGAAGTGCCGGCAACATACACGCCAGACAAGACGTTAATCAAGAAAGCGATTGCGGACGGGTTTGACGTGCCTGGTGCAAAGATCGTTGCGAAAGACCGGCTGACAATCGGATAACTGTTTGATATTGCTTCCGCCAAAAGAGAGTTGCCCAATGAGGACTAATAATGAGTAAGAAATCAAAGAAAAAAGGAAGGCTGCTTGGTATAGGTGGAGCGTGGAAAAGTGGGCGAGTTGAAATTTTAGTTTCTGGCAGCAAGAAGCGCAATCCATTATCCGCACCCCCTACTTCAGATGAATTTTTAAAGTCATTTGAATGGCGAAAACTCCGGCTCACCATTATTAAAAAATATGGTGCCACATGTCAATGCTGCGGAGCTAGCCCGCAAACTGGTGCCGTGATAAATGTTGATCATATCAAGCCGCGCAAAAAATTCCCCCATCTAGCGTTAGATGAAAACAATTTACAAGTGTTGTGTAATGATTGCAATCACGGCAAAGGAAATTGGGACCAGACA